TTATAACTGAGATGGTTTCTCCGGCCAGTCAGGATTTAAGGTATCCACCCGGTTTACCAGCACCCTGTATTTTTTCCATTCGTCGAGCTGCGCTTTCTCATCATCTGTTGCGAGTCCAAGATCAACCGCATCCTGAAGCGGCGCGATTTTTTCAGATGCCATTTGCAGGAGCCTGCTTTTGGTTTCTTCCGCCTGACGAAGCTGCGCTGCTTTTTCAGCCGCTTCATCCTTCACCCACGCCTTACCATCCCATTTCTGGTATTCACCGTCTGGTGAAACTGATGTGACGTTTTCGGGCAACGGGCCGAGTTCGGAGATATAAACCTGATTGCCGGTTGTTGTGTCGTAAACCGTCTCGCCGCGGTGATCCTCCTGCAGACTCCATGTTTGGGTTTCAGCGTCAAATACAGCAATATGACTGGAGGGAATATCAGGAGGGGCGATATCAGTACAGTTTGCCGGTAATCCAGTGTGCGGCGGGATATATGCATCACCTGCGCCAATAAATTCGTTTGTATCTGAACGAAGATTAAAAATTTTAATTGTCTGCGCCTGTTCGCTCATTTTAAAAGTCATTATGCCAGCCTCACTATGTAGTTAAATGCAATATTTTTAACCGTGGTTTCCGCATTACCGTCTGCGTCTACAATAACGACGTGTCCGTGTGGACCGATATACATGGTGTGCTCATGTCCTCCGATATAAACTGTATGTGCATGGTCGCCAGCGGCCTGTGTCCATGCACCACCTCCAGGCTGAAATGAGGTGTGATTGGAATCTCCCCAGTATGAATTGATATAACCGCCGAACTGGTGAGTATGATTGCCCGTGGTATTGGTCGATTTCGTGCCGTAATCAAAGGATGAGGTAGATTTTGTCCCTAAGTCAGTATCCTGCGCCCGCGCGGTGTGCGAGTGCGATTTATTGCCGTCCATTTCTTGCGACAATACGGCACGTCCACTGATGGGCTTACCCTTTATTGTCCAGCCTCTCATGTCAGGGATAACGCCGGACGGATACGCTATAGCCAGTAACGGGTAAGCAGATTTATCAAACGATTGCCCCTGCATCAGGGCGTAACCGGCTGGGGTAGCATCAGACGGCCATGCTATCGCCGCCCCTACTGGATGCGAATCCGGAGGTGGCATCAGGCTGTTATACAGCGTATATGTCTGACCGTTCGTAGAGCTGGCAGGCTTTGTTTCTGAATATTCAGGTGTACTGTACAGCGTGACATTTGCATTACTGGTGTAATCATATTGCGCAATTAACCAGTACGCATACTGGCCGATATTAATATAAATATCGTAAGTGTCTCCTGATGTGTTAATCCATGCGACCTCGTTAGCCGTGGCAGGCGAGCGTCTCCACAATGTGGCGGTTATTCCAACAGGTGAACCATTACCGGCACGCAATACCAGTTCACTGATTGCCCCTTGTTCAAATGATCCAACGTTATACCCCGAGCTTCCGTAAAGCTTAATTATCGCTGTTGAAGTGGACTGCGGCATTACAACCGTGGCGATTTTGAACCAGCCTGATTCACCAAGTGTAATGGTAGTCGACGTTACCGCGCCGATAGTTCTCGCAAATTGTTTTTTGTCCGGAATATCGCCGCCATTCTGCGATTTTTGCAGGGCGCCCGCAGCTTGCTTTGCCGTTTCTCCTAAACCGAGGTATGTGAGAATATCCGCAATACTGGCTTTTCCGATGATGTCGCGCCCAACAGAAGTAAGATCTGTCTGTCCGGCGGTATCATTCCCCGTGAAATACGGGAGTTTATCTGCACCGGTAGCCAGACCAGCGAGCGCCGTCAGCGTGGCATCAAGAGTCTGAAAATCCTTACCGAACGCAGCGGACATCTTAGCGATAAAGCCGCTCAGGTCACCATCATCGAGTACATCCTGTCCGCTCTTGCTGGCTGTGTACTGTGCCAGTGCTGCAGCGATGAAGCTCGCCTGACGCAGCGCTTTATTTACCTGTGCGCTTGATGCCTTTCCCGCAGTAAAACCAGACAGGAGCGCCGGCAGCGCTTCCCAGTCAGGCTGTGATGTAACATTAGCACCCTTACCCGTCGCAAACGGTTTAAAATCATTTTTAGCCATCAGAGTAATGTCCCCCATGAACCGGCATCAAACCCGCTGATATATTCGTTATCCATATCAAACCCAAAAAACCTGTTTCCTTCAGAAGGCGTTTCCACCGAAGGAATTTCAATACTTCCGCCCCATACACCAGCGGCCTTTACCGTCAGATACCCTTGTCGTATCGCAGCAATAAGTTCGAGAGAGACCGATGAAATATCTGTTTCAGGAAAAACCCAGATACCTATGGTCATGTCCTGGTTATCGACGATCTGCATCTTCAGACCGGCCCCGTCCAGTGCAGCGTCAAGAATGGGAGGCAGAGAGTCGTTTCTTCCGTCCCAGTTGTTAATTGCTATCTTCGTTTTTAGAACGATGCGATAGGTTTCATCGCTCAGCGAGGTATAACCCGAATCCGGATCATATGGCCCCTGCCAGACGCCCTGGTCATATCCGAGTCCGTCAGTGTCCCAGCTGAAATAGACACCGCTTATTGGCTGGCTTACAACCCGGCTTAACCCTATCCACTGGCCGAGAATATCGAGTTGTATTCCTGTCGCGTGATCAATATCAAAAGCGTTTATTAGCCCATTTATTGCGGCTGAGGTTTCAGCTAACGGCCTGGTCACTAAATCGATGTGTTCAACGAATTTAGGTTTTGTCGCATGGTAGTTAGTAATTAAGTCCGTATATTTGCTCATGCTTCCACCGTAATAATGATATTTTCCGGCTTACAGGAGGCAGATTCGTCGTAAGCAATATTAATATTCGCCGCAGCAACAGCTTCCGGAGATTTGCCGATCAGCAACTCCTGAATATCGTAATAGCGCGCATTCCCACCACTGACGACCCCAAGGTTAGCAGGAGAATAAATCCGGCTCAGCAGTACCTGGTCACCAATCATCAGTCTGTTAATGTAATCCGCAACAGCCTGCTGAATCTGCACACCTATCTGAGAGGTGTACCCGGCAAAAACTTTTAAGGTGATCTTTCCGTAAACAGGGACATCAGTTGGTCGCGAAAAACTGATTATGTGGGGATTACCATATTTATCCGGTACGGTTACGGATGTTTTTCCCCAGGTCCGGACCCCCTGCCCTTTATTTCCCCGGATGGTTCTGGCTATTTCGGTCACATCACCACCATCAACAATGGCCGAGATGGAATGCGGAGGAAGCCCGTTACCGTCAGTCTTTCCTGTATCATTTTCATAGAGCTTGTGGCGCGTCACACCAGCAATATTAGCGATCGCCCCGTCCACGCCTTCAAATGGTGTGATGGATGGTATCGCGACACTCTGCCCCTGCCTGATGCGCAGTTCTGCGTCCGTTTCTGCAGGTGCGCCAACGGTGGCCGCTGCCGGGTTGGTTACTGACGTCCAGCCACGGGTCGGTGTATTGATAGTGGTAATCGTCCCGGCAGGAGCTGCAACCGCTCCGCTTTTGGAACAAATTGCAGTTGCCGTCACGGTGCCATCAACACCAATCACCACTGAATCCGGAAGACGCCAGATCACGTTATTGGTGTCTTTCACGGTGCCGTTCGTAATGGTTGTTCCTGCGGTGCCAGTGAGCAGTAAATCCACGGTAGAGTTCGTTGCACCTTTGCGCGCGATACCGTTAATTTTTACGTTACTGGTCAGCGCTGCGCCGTACCCGGTAACAGGTGAAAAGCAGTTATAGACAGAAATGGCTGTGTTATTGGCATCGTGAATAGCAAGCGCCACCAGCGCCACCATCTGGCCGTCTTTGCTGTCCGGCTCCAGATAAGCGTCACTACCATAAATCTGCTGGAAATAGCTCGTCAGGGTATCGAGTATCGTCTGGTAATCAGGCGCACTGATCCCCTCAGCGGTTACCGTTGCCGATAAGCCGAGTGTGTCCAAATTGAGGGCCATTTATGCCTCGCTGGTTACTGTCGTTGTTCCGTAGATAGTGTCGATTTCAGCGAAGAACTGGACGCGGCGCGTCGTCGTGTTCACTGTGGTATTGAAAGAGAGGATGGATTTCACGCCCCGCGTTTCGAGGATGCGCTTGCGGATCGCCAGATTGTAGGTTTCCGGCTTTTGCTTACCGAGCACAGACTGAATCCACGGTGTTCCCTCTGTCTTATCGAGGAACCACTGCCCGTACCACAATGCGAATCGTGTTTTTACCGCCTGCGCGACAGCTTCTGGCGAGTTAATCAGCCAGGTATCATCGCCACTACCAAAAGTGTAATCACCTTCGCCGTCTTCACGTCTGTACCGCATTAGTTAGGCGCTCCTGTATTACCACCGCCAGTCTGTATCCCGCCGTGGGTATGCGTCATCAGGCTCTTACCGCCAGCCGTTACATCGTTTGTCACCGTGACAGGACCGAGCATCGTTGCGCTACCGCCGCCCTCCCCCATCCCCTGCGACAGATTGCCGTTAATGGTTACGTCACCGTTTAGCGTAATGGTGGGTGATGTGATCGTGGTTCCGCCTTCTGCAGTAGCCGTCAGCGCGCCGGGGGTTTTTACAGTAACGTTATGGCCTGCGGCCACTTCCACAAAAGCAGCTCCATCATCGGTACGCAACTGCGCGGCGCTGGTGCTGATACCGCTTATTTTTTGCGCCTGCGACTGCGGCCCGACGATACAGAACGCATCCGATAAATCATGCCCCCGATCGTCGACAGGCTCCTGTACCCCGCCGTTCTGCCACCAGAAATCGATGCAGCGATCGGCAAAAATCACCAGGCATTCATCACCAGCTTTCACCGGGAAGGTTAGCGTGCAGCCTCCGCCGCGCGGAAATACCACCGGCACATCCACCAGCAGCGGGTAAGGATTTGTCATCCGGTTGCCGTCGTTATCGGTCTCAACCGAACGGATAGCAGGCTGCACAACCGCCGTAACCGCGTCAGGGTCGAAGGACTGAATAATGCCAGGTAACGCGACACGGATCTGGTTTTTAGTGGTTTCCCGCTCAGATTTGAATGTTTCGGCAAGGTCGCCGCTGCGAGTCTGGTCAGATACTGCCATTTGTTAGGCTCCAGAAAGCAAAAAACCCGCCGGGTGGCGGGTTTGTAGATTAGGTTTTACTACCGTTCTTTCTTTGGAAAGATATTCGGATTGCGATGAAAACTTTCTGTCATAACTTCCAGGTCCCCAAAAGGAACTCTCGCTATGATGTCTTGCTCATAGTTATTAAGGAAAGCTTCTTCAGCCTCTTGTGGTTTCGGTTGATGCTCATTTTCGTCTTCTGGATAGGACATTTTCAAACCTTATTTATCAACATGCACGTTACGGAAATAATAAAAAAAACAAACGACATTGCCATCCATCGAAACAACTCATTAACAAATGCTGATTTTTCTTTATGGATTTTCTCGATACTATCAATAGCCCTACGATACATTATCAAGTGAAATCTAACTGTATTATCACGATTCCCCTTCAGAAGAAAGTCATGTTGTTCAGCTGTACGATACACTGGCATTTTAGGAATATTTCTAAGTTCCCAAGATTTCCATAGATAATAAAAACAAACCACTAAACATACAAAGCATGAACACAAACACAATAGAGACAATCTTGCTGATAGGCTAGTCTTTAACTTTTGCCCCAACTCAAAGGACCCAAAAACGGCTAATAATGCAGAAATCTCAACACCGAGCACAGCAAGAAGAAAATTAGCTTTATCCTCCAACCGTCTGTACGTTGCCTTAACTTCTTCATACCTCTCTTTTGAGTACGACAAAATTGTATCTATTTCAAGGCCAACTGCTTCATTCCGTTGATTACACATACTTTACTAATCATCAACCTTCTTGCACGGGAATGAACCGATAATTCTCGGCGCGTCCATACTGTTCTGCAGTAGCTGGACGTTCAGGAAAGCTTTTCCGTTACGCTTCACAAACTCAAAGCCGTAATTGTTGCCATCGCGGGAAGGCATCAGGCCCATGTCGGTTTTAACGTTGTCCCAGTCATCTTTCTGACCAAGAAACTTAATTTTCTGAGATGTTACCTGTTCGCCGTTGATTTTCGTCCACCCGTTATCAGATGCATGAAGTCGGTATCCCCCGCATTGCAAATCAGCGAAAGCCGATGAGCAGGAAAACAGTAACGAAATTGTCAGAACTAACTTCATACGCTTCATGAATAAATCCTTTGCTGCGCTGAGGACGAAAGTAAATCCGCCGCGCCACGCGCTTCGCACATCATGTCCATGTACCACGCCTGGCCCCTTGTATCACCAGTATACATAATGCCTTTCACAACATAAACGCCATCCGTTGCAATGCTGGCCGTCATTTGTTTGGACACGGGCAGGGTAACGTTAGAGTTGCCATCTATTGTTTCGTCAAAGTAACGTCCCGCTGCTTTAGCGATATCGTCATTCGGTAAAGCTGTTTTATAGATAGAAGCCTGATCCAGTTGAATTAGCCCGTTAACCCGGATGTTCGGGTTAATCAGCGCGCGGACGTTAACGCCATTACCGATGGTCTGCTGAGGCATGCCGATCAGCCCGGTGGCGCTGTTGAGCACAATCGCGTCGTGCATGTATTCACCTTCGGGCAGCATATTAAGCTGACCATCCACGAACTGCCAGGTGGTGCCGCACTGAGCAGCAACGTTATCCATAAGATGCCGTGTCATGCCAAACAACACACGTCCCCGCGGGAAAACAGTCGGGGGGAATACCGGAGTGCGACCAACGGTCGCGCCTTTGGCTTCGAAGTCCTTCATCAACAGCCTGAACATATCTTCTGTCGTGTAACCCGCTGCCAGCGTCTGATTGGTAATGCTGGTGGCAAATGCCAGATCCGTATCGGCGGCCTGAATCAGGACGTAGGAGTCAATGGGACTGTCTTTTCCTGTGACCGAGTAACGAATCTCTCCGCTAAAAATCAGTCCGTAGTTACGCCCGTCACTCTGGCCCACCGTGTCGGCGTCAACTTCCCGCGCAATGCCGACATCGCTGGCCGCCACCTCCGGCGCGATACCGTCGTAACCGGCCATCAGCCGCACTTTCGAAAACTCCTGGCCGGTGATGCGGTTCACCGTATCAGCTGACAGGTTGTAGATTTTGAACGTTCCCACCCGGGACGCGCTGCTGATGTTGAACCAGTCGATCGTAAAGGTCACTTTAAAATCGCTGAGTTGAATACCCTGTCCGTTTTCGCCCACGAGCTGCAGCTCGAAATGCCTCATCCAGTTCTGTGACATGCTTACTCCGTTAATACCAGTAAATGACTGCGACCGCCCAGGTCGGTTTTCGTCGGATAATCCTGTGTACTGTCGTCACACATCACCACCAGCTTAAAACCCAGTCCCATGTATGCATACTGTGCCAGTAGGTCGACGCCAGTGACCAAAGGAATGCCGGAGATTACCGGCTCCCCCCTGTCGTTCTGCAGGTCCATGATCCAGTACAGGTCACGCCAGATGATGCGAATCCGCCACGTGATACCCGCCAGGATGATGCTGAACTGCTGGTTATCCGCGGTCAGCGGAATTTCCTGAATAGTCATTAACCCAGCCCCAGAAAAGCCGCACCACTCTGCAATAAAGAAGTGTTGGGCGGTTTAGTTGTTTTTGTTCCGGTATTGAGGACTGGCGACGTGCTGGCCCCGTCCTTCATGTCGGTTTTATCCGCGACGGTTACCTGCTGCGTCTGCGAGATGAGAACCTCCCTCAGGGTGAGGACGGCGGACAAGACATTTTCGGTCGTCCTGTCGGTCGTCACCTCCAGTGCGCGGATCAGCATGTTGCTGTACAGCCGTTTGCCGGTCACCACATCGAAGGGAATACGGCTTTCCTGCAAGTCGAGTATCTCCTGATACGTCTGCTGAGGACTCAGGCCCAGTAAGCTGGTGGCCGTCAGGTTACTGGCAAAATCCAGCAACGATCCGCCACCAGCGAAACCGACCTCCATCACCACTTCAGACGGTTTTTTGTAGGCATGGTCAGCGATGGCGGCACCGACCTCGACTGGGTGCTCTGTTATCTCTAGCGTGTCGGTGTGCTTCTCTGAAACAACCACACTGGGGATAAGCACCCCAATTCTCCTGGACTGCTGATGAAAGAGAGTAGAGAGAATATCCATTAACCCACCTTCGTTTGATTGCCGCGCATGAGCTGGGCATTTGCAGACTGCTGCCGACGTTCTACCTGATTCCCCACGGAGTGCGGATCACCACCACCGTAAATGTGATAGGTGTTCTGTTGCTGGACCTGAGCTCCGGGAGCGGGCATGTTGCTTAACACCTTCGGAATGTAGTTACGGGTTTCCTGAGGCATAAGGGCCATCCCGTGTTTCTGTACATTCCCGATCCCCCAGTTATATGACGCCAGCGCCTTGCTCAGGTCACCGCCATTCGCCCGCAGCAACTGTGAAAGATATTTTGCTGCAGCCTGCGCAGCCTTCTCCGGATCGAAAACATCATTCCCGCGCAGCCCCATATCTCGTGCAGTGCCGTCCATAAACTGAAACAGGCCTTTAGCGCCGGCGCCGGAAACTGCAAACTGATTCCCGCCTGATTCAGTGATGGCCACACTGCGCAATAAACCTTCCGGAAGCCGGTATAGGTGTTCCAGATTGGTTAGCATCGGCTGCATCCATCCCAGCAGCTCAGCGCCAGCTTTTGTTGGTTGTGGCCGCTTAACTGACTGTCCGTGTTGTTCAGGGTCATCACCCCCAAACCAGCCGCGAACCGTTCGGCCTACGCTGCGGGGATCGAATCCCCAGTGCTCTTTAATCCAGTCGGCGGCACTGTTGGCGCTGTCTGTTACCATTGGCATCGCTGACGAATTTTCGCTGCCCTGATTAAGCATCTGTTTGCCGATGCTGGCGGCATCGGCCCAGCGACCGTCTTTAATGGCATTGAGCAGGTCGGCGATCATGTTCAGCATTTTGCTGAACTCCCCCATCTGGTCGATGAAATTGCTGAAATCCCATTTCAGGGACCACGATTTGGGGTCAATGTTGAGCAGTTTCGCCAGTGCTTTCGCCAGGTCGTTAACGGTCGCTTTCAGGTCACGAACCATCTTCAGCGCGACGTCGACCTCCGGTTTCCATTTCTCCCAGTCAATCAGGCTCTGGCCGCCTTCCTTCCAGGTCTGATAGTCTTCCCACAGGAGGGCGATCCCCGCCGCCAGCGCGGTAATGAGGCCAATCGGCGACATCCAGAACGTGCTGTTCAGAATGCGCAGCGCAATCGTCAGTGCGCCAAACAGCGAGATCAGTTCCCGCGTTTGCTTATCCAGTGATTGCCACCAGGTGATAAGGCTGGATGTTCCCTCAATAAGCCTGAAGAACAGGCGCCCGATGATATCCCCGAGCGTCAGAATACCTTTTATGGCTTTCGTCAGGGTCTGCTCGATGCGCGGGAAGTTATCCAGGATGTGGCGGCGCAGCGTGTCCAGCGAACCCGCCAGACCACCAGCAAGATTAGAGCCGATCTTGTCACGGGCCATACCCGCCATCACGCCGAACTCACGCAGGGAGGTCATGAACCTGTTGGAGCTTTTGGCCGCCTCGTCAGCATTGAAACCGATAGCCTTCGCCATCGCGCTGTACTGCCCGGAGAAACTGCCCACACCGCGACGCATTGCCATCAGCGTATTTTCATCAATGCCCAGCATCTGCGCATACTGGTTAGCCCGGTAATACGGCATGCTGCTGAGCTTCTGACCGACGCCCGTAAAAATGGCGGCCATATCGCGCATATTCCCGCTGGCATCACGGGTCTGTACACCCAGGCGGTTCAGAAAGCCTTCCGCGCCGGGATTATTACGCACAAACCGGGAGAGGTTTTCCAGCGAAGTCCGCGCCGCGTCCACACTACCGCCCACCTGCGAAACTGCGTAGCCAATCGACTGAATCCCCTGAACCGTCGCGCCGGTGCGTTGAGATGCCCAGTAGAGATTATCCAGACCGGAGGCAATTTTCGCCGTAAACGCAACAACGGACAGCGCCGCACCTTCCACTGCCAGCCCTGTTTTTATGGCATTTGCGGTGACGCCAGCAAGAACAGATTCAAATTTCTCGTATCCGGCTTCATCAATATCAAAGCCAAGGGAGACGAGAAAATCTTTAATAGTCTCAGCGTTCATTATCCTCTCTCCATTTCTCAATACGGCGCTGGTTGTCAGCCTTAACGGCCAGATGGTCATTCATCAGCGCGATATCGCACAGATCGACTGATCCATCCTTCAGCGCGTAATAAGGGATTAACCCGGCGTCAACCGGGTCAAGGAGATAAGACAGCCCGTCAGGCAGGCTGTTGAGGGTTAACCCTGAGTCTGGTCCGGCGTCTCGCTGGTAAGGCTCACGGGCAAAAAATTTCCCAGCGAATCGGCGACCACCCGCGCCACCAGCTGCAGCATGGTCAGCAGGTCGATATCGTCAAACACCAACTGACCGCTGTTAAATACCGGGGTCCATCCACCCATATGTTTGCGTGACACCACAGCCAGGCAAGGATGAATAATCGCGTTGGTGTCATCTTCGGTCAGGGAAGACAGTTCATCGGCGATACGCGGCAGCAGGGTTTCAAATACCGGCTTTAACGCATCAAATTTTGCGCCATCGATCTTGCCATCTGCAGGCAGAAGAGAGCGAATGCTCCCGAAATCTGACATCATGCCCGCCAGCACCGGCAGCAGTTTGCGGGTCACTTTCAGCTGATCAAAAACGCTGAGTTTTGCCACTCGGTAATCGTGGCCTTTGACTGAACATTCCATCTGTTAAAACTCTCCGAGGATCTGGTCGATTTTGCCGCAGTCAAATACCCAGGGCATCGTATTACCGGCTTTCGCGTTGGCGTTATCCGGCTGTTTCTGGAACGCCACACTGCGCGCCGTGATGATGTCTCCGCTCACCTTATTTCGGATCACAATGACATTGTTCCCCCAGGTACCGGAGGACTGGCTTTGCGCGTTATACGCCAGAGACAGCTTTTTGTTTGTCGGCGAGGTCTTCAGCAGGTTGACGGTTACAGTGCCGCTCTTGTCTGCGTGAAGGCTGTGCATCACTTCACCATCAGCGCCGATTGTCATGGTGTTTTTAGGACCGGCCATAGCCACGGTGATCCCTTCCTCGGAGCTGGCGGAGCCGTAACCCAGATCAATTACACCAGTCGGACCAGAAATGGACGCGGTGACATCCATAAAAGAATAAGTAGCCATTCATTTTCCCCTTAGCGAACGACGTTGATCTGTACGTCAGCGAAATGCACCGCACCCGCCAGCTTGCAGGCCACCTGAATAACCGGTGCCTTACGGGCTTCGCGGTCAGCCTGCGCCTGTTCGGACAGGGGTTGCGCGTAGACGTAATAACCTTTGGTCAGCATGTCGCCGGAATCCAGTTGCCCAATCGGGCCACCTTTCCATACGCCAGCAGCCACCAGCCCGTTCGTCACGGACTGATCCATAGACTGCTCAACATTGGACAGAAGACGTGTAACACCCGCATCGGTCTGAGGCACTTTGGTTGTACTGGTGTAGAGCAGGTTATACAGGTTGGTCTGAACGTAGTTCTGCAGCCAGTCGAGCCCGTGGCGCTCATCAAAGAAATCACCGCTGGACATGACGCCCTGCTGCAGGATTGCCGTATCGTTCTGGTAGTACACAAACACGTTGCAGTTCCTGGCATCCAGCGCCGCCGCCTGATCAGTCGTCAGGGTTTCGTAAGTGATCCCCGGCTCCTGTTTAAATTTCAGGGTAATGGTGGTATTGCTGCCGTTGAAATTCACCGTAAACGCGCGGCCAAACGCGGACAGCGCAGCGTACTTGCTGCTGGAAGAATACTGTACGAACGTGCGCCCGTATTTTGCCGCCTTCAGCTTATAGGCGAGATCGGTAGTTGATGTCGTGTTAATCGCTTCCGGGTCTTGAGTGGTAATTGCCAGAATACGACTGAGGCTTGAAGCTTCGATCGCGGCGGCCACGCTCAGCCAGTCGGCATCATCGATGTCTTCATCGTCTGCCACAGCCAGACCATACCAGTTCGTGTAATTCAGTACGGCGTTAACGGCCTGCAGCAACGTTTCGGTTGAACCACTTTCAGCGGCTTCCAGTGTTTTCACCCAGCGGCCCACATACACCTGCTGAGGCTTCGGTGACTGCGAGAAATACACCGTAGCGGCTTCATATTCCGGGCTATCCACGCCGAAATCATCACCGATAGCCTCAGGCGCTGAGTAGAGACGAATGCGCTCAGAAACAGGGATAACCGTTGAGCTCCCGAGAATGAGCAGCGAACCAAAGTTTCGACCAGTAGCCGCGCGCGGCCCAATGATCACGTCGACGTTAACGACGTTTGATACAGGTAATCCCTGCGGCATAGTTTAGTCTCCGAGAAATGAGACGGGCGCATCTTTCAGCGTCCGGATGTTGTAGGTACGAATGTTTTTGCGGGACAGTGTGATGGTGAGGTCATAGCGCCTCACCCACTGGTTGTTAATGAGTTCTGGCAGGTTGTAGATAGTCCCGGCCTCCACCAGCGAAAGCCCCGAACGGTTCAGTTCGGCATTATTCTGCTCGACGAAAATTCCCGCCCGGAAAGCAGATGCGGCACCTGCCCCCAGAGGGCCATAAAAGCAGCAAATGACGGTGACCTGTTCCCATGTCCATTGTTCGGATTGTTCTTCCGATACCTGAACATCAGACTGACTCAGCGGCTGCGGAACGGTGGTGATACCGAAACCACACCACGTCGTTCCGTTTTTGGGGATCTGCGGCTGCGGGTCGGTCCAGCGTGGAAAAACCAGTTCTGCCGGCAACCCGGAAACACCGCGAATCCACCGGCTGATTTCACGCTCCAGCGCCTCATCATATTGGGGACTGTCACCGACGGAAGTCAGATAACCGCGCGCGGTGCTGTCGTTGCTCATCACTTACACCTCGTCAAGCAGTTCGCAGTGAGCCTGAACAAACCCGGCGCCATAACGTGTGTACGGGTCAACTTTTGTTACGCGATAGTTATAACCTTCATAAGGCACGATGTCGGCGTCCAGGCCTTCGCGGTTACCCCGGGTTAACCGGAATTGTGTCACGATGAGAATTGCGCCAGCGATGTTTTGCCCGGCAATCATCCTCTGTGCCTCCAGCGAACGATCCACCGTTACGACGCCAGCGAAAGGTATTTCCTGCGTAGTGTTCGTTGCAAAGTTATCCTCATCCAGGCTTTGTACCTGCCGCAGGCACACCAGTGACGGGTCGCAAAAATCCGGATCGAGAAGGACGTCCGTCACATCGAGAAAAGGCATTATATTTTCCTCACGACGTAGTTAATTGAGCGCAGCAGGTAACCGTGGGCATACAGCGGCTTATCACCAGCAATGCCCTCAGCCCGTCTGCGTTCGAGGGTTTTCTCTGTAAGAGGGTGAAGGCGATCGCCAGCACCAATAACGGCTTTTGCAGCGTCACGGGCAATCTGTCCTGCACTCTCCAGCTCACGCAGTGCCGTTTCAGACTGCCCTTCAAGTGCGGCGGTAGCCGCAGCCTTCAGGTGCGCAGTAGTTCGGCGTTTTGAATCCTCGATCCCCATATCAAGAAAAGGACGAGGGGGAAGCGTGACTGTCGTGCCGTCGATTTCCACCGTTGCGCCCGTTGAATGGAGATAGCCCAGCTCAGCGTTATTAAACGGTGAGCCATCCTCACGCCCCGCCTTGTCCTCTGGTATTCCCACCAGCACATCCATTCCGGATAGCTGCCGGAGGGATTCCAGGATGGCAACAGCATTATCAGCGCGAACCGTTAACCCGCTTTTCATCAGGGAGTCCCCAACTGGATAGCCCCGGCGCCGAAAATCATCAGGTATTCCCAGAACTCGGAACCGTAACGGGTGTTATTCCAGAAACCAGCGTCAGGATTCAGAGTGGTACTCGCGTCGTAGCTTACAGACACCTTATCAACCGATTTTGATGTCTGTACCCCGCTATTAGCTCCTCCAGCGCCACCAACCGCCACGCCGCGCATATCAGCGGCGTAAAGCGCCATGTAGTGCGCCACGAACAACCCTACGACATAGGGGAAAACGTCCTCGCCGAATCGCGACTCGTTCATAAGCACATCAGCAAGGACCAGACGGGCCTGAATCATCGTTGTGGGGTATTTTGTTTCATCAGCAAACTGTGGGAAATCAGCGCGGAATTTCTCAGGCGTCGGCAGGCTTTTGTTTTTTGCCACTGGCTTTAGCCTCCGCAAGTTGCGCTTCCAGCTCTGCAATACGGGTGGATTGTTCCGCCACCTGCGCTTCCAGCTCTGCAATACGCGGATCATTTTCCGGGGACGGGGCCTCGCCGTCCGGTGAACAGTGCGCCTTCACAAACCAGTGATCAGCCACATCGCTTTCGACGTCATGAAAGCCGGGAGTAAATGTCTTGATGCTGGCACCGTCGTTAAAGTTAAACGCCGACAGCACATAGATTTTTTTCATAGAAGTTCCTCAGGAAAGCCCCCGTTTCCGGGGGCTACTGGCTTAAATACCGTCCATGTAGTTAAGGGTTTCCGGATAGACTGGTTCAACAGCACCCAGCTTGCCGTAGTAGGTTACAAGCTGGTAGATGCCGCGATACTGGATCGGCACACTCTGGAGGGGAACCATCGGGAAGCGCACAAACTTTTTATCGTTCGTGTAGGCGACCATGCGGTCTTTACCCGCCACACCGCGCCCAATAGCCCATTTAACAGGACGAATACCCAGCGGTTTACCGTTCTGGTGGAAAGCAATCGTGTTGGTTTCAAGGTAGGTAAGCAGTGACTGGTTACCCGCGGAAGAAACGATCGTACTCGCCAGGAAGGAATACTGTTCCGGCGGGATCAGCAAATCTTCCGGTACTTTCGAATAAGCGGAACGAACCCAGGCATTGCTCAGTACCTGGTTAATGCTGGCACGGATTTCATCCGGGCTGGAGGTCGCCCAAGTTTTAGCAGCATTCGTCGGGGTGACCTGTGACAGATTAAGCAGGCCTTTAGCACCTTTTACCTCATCACCGATATACACCTGCTCGTCAGTATCCATATTCCACTTCAACTGCATGCCATCGTATTTCTGGGTGTCGATAGGACGGCCCACCTGCTGAGCAGCAGCCAGCTCGACTACCGTCCAGCCAAGCTCCATCCCCCACAACTCCAGTGGAAATCCTTTTTTCGTGATATCCACATTCAGGCCGGCGATTGCTGTCGCAAGCTGGTTAATCCAGTTCTTTCCATTCGCATTCGGTGAACCGGGCGCCGCAAAGGTTGTGTTGGTGAAAGAACTCACCTCATCAGCAATTGAAACATCTTCGCGTAGTTCGATATCCCGGCTCCACGTCTGTGATGTCAACGGAAGGTTCAGCGTCTGGTCAAGTCGCTCCAGCTCATGAACAAGGAAGGCGCCAGTACTGTCGACTGTTGCCTGATCAAAAGTCATTGGCATTTTTAATGTTCCCGTTAAATGTTGTACGCCAGCTCAATATTCCCGTCGGCATCGCCGGGACCATTGAAATATGCATTGGTTATCTGAACGGTGTTATCACCGTCAGCAGCAGCAAGGAATGCGCCGAGGGGGCTGGAATCCGTTGGGTTATCGACGCGCATGTAGACCGGAGCATTGAGAGCAACCGCTGACGCGTTACCACCAATATTGACCGTGACATAACCGCGTTTGAGGTTATCGCCGGTAAAGTTGAAACCAGAGCTGATCTGACGAATCTTGTCGGGTTGTGATGCTGTCGGGTAAGGCCGAACAAAAATCCCCGCTATTACGTCCGCCGTGTCGCCAGCTTCAACCGGGACAAATTTACCCCCAGAGATTTTCCCGCCCAGACCATACGCTGCGAACGGTTTCGTGGAATCGAGCACATGTGGCTCAACGGTTAAATTCTGCGGGCGTGAAATTGCCCCGGCGATGCCAGAAGGCATCCGGAAAAGAATGGTATTAGCCATGTTTAGCCTCGTTTCCAGAGTTCTTTAGCGGCTTTGTTAATGTCCGCGATGGATTTGGTGGTGTTGGTGGTCATGGAGCGAAAACCGTCGGTAGTTTTCGCTGCGGTGTTGCGGTTTTTTGCCAGTTCAGAAACAGCGTTAAACGCCATGTCAACTGTGGCTTTTTTCAGCTTCGCCAGGTCTGCATCACCGATGATGGACCGAACCAGCGTCTGATCGGCAGCGGCAAGGATCTGGCGTTTAAACGCCGTCGGCTTCACCTTCTCAGGCAGCTGAATACCTGGCTGAATCAGATCAGCGCGATACGCGGCATCACCAGTCACGCCTCCTTCTTCTTCGCCCTTCTCGTCTTCATCCTCATCACCCGTGACCGGTTCAGTCGGTGTGAGTTTCGCCACGGCCTCAATCAGCGCTTTGCCCCATGCGGGGATTTCTTCCTCCGAGTCAGTCGTCACAGGCAACGTCGGCGCTGGCATCGGATTCTGCGGTGAAAGGTTTATGACCACGCCTCCCGGGGTTAAGGCGGTTGTAACATCATCGTTATCACCGGTCATATTCTCCGGTGGATTGTCGATAAGATTCGCCATTTCGGCGGCGTCGTTGGTTTTACGGGCCTTTAAAAGCCGGGTAAACCAGTTTTTAGTAGTGCTCGGCATAGCGTCTCCCAGTGCACAACGTGAACCGGCCCGCCCGTTAGGGACCAGGGCCAGATGATTACCGGTGATCGCATATTGCTCTGCGACACCCGGCGAGATTTGTCGGTAGTCAGCGTCATAACCACAACTGACCTCATCGTCTCCGTCTTCAACCGCCTGAATGGCTTCCGGTGTTTTGACAATGACATCAGCCAGCAGCAGATCGGAACTGGCACCCTCTCCGCGCCTGACGTTCTGGATGTGGCCATTTGCCAGCCGACGCCAGTTCTCTGGCGTGACAAAAATGATGTTGCCGCCAAAGTCCTTAGGATGACCAATGGTTACAGCCATCCCCTCGAATGACGCGATCGTGCGTTCGCTGAAGACTTCCTCAGGCGTCCGGCGGACAACTATCAACCCGTCACTGTCAGGGGTAAGCTCCGGTAGCTCTTCCGCACCGTAAATCTGTTCACCGGTTCGTCCGATAGGGACGTCCTTGAACAGGATCGAGCCATCGGCCAACTGGAAACGAGTATTCCCTAGGCGGGTTTTAAAGAAATATTTCATGAATTACCTGCCAGATTGCGGGCATAAAAAAGGCCGCTGAATAGCGACCAGTTATTTTCTTGGTGCGGGAATATCAACCTCAGGCCAGCACTGGCAGTTAGGCAGGCATCCGGCATGCCCTGTCATGCCATCGAGCGTTGGTGGGCTATCCCAGCGTACAAACTTATTACGCATTTTGTAATGTGAGTCACGGGTGCCAGCGCCCTTAATACGCCACCAGTAGCCCTCCGAGCCAACAGCCAGCGCGCGGGCCTGTGTCAAAGCGGTAGTGGCGCGGCCGATCTCAGTTCGTGCAATAGTACGAGCACGGCCAGCGGCCACATCTCCGGATTGCATGATCATGCCGTAAAGCTGGTCTGGCCGCTCTCCGTTGATCACCGCCTGCATTGCGCGCTGCTGGATTTCCGTAACCCGTTGCGCAGCTTCCAGAGGCAGGGATTTCATCAACTGGATTTGACGGGACACAATATCCTGTGCCACCAGCCCGACGGGAGTATTACCCACCACATCACGCAGACCTGCGCCGATTTCCTCAGATACAGATTTCCACTGATTCCATTCTTCCTGCTCAACCTGAGCGAACATCTTGCGGCCTACCATCTCGGCCCAGTTATCTAACAGCGCTGAATAGTCAACAAGGGTACTGACGGTTTTATCGGTGCTGGCCTGTGAACCATCGTAAGAGCCCGCCACGATTTCCCCGATCTGGTTTGCTATCGCCAGCAGGCTTTTGCGGTACTGTATTTCCGAACGGCGGCGGAGGGCTGGTTTCAGATTCATCCTCCGACCACTGGGCCTTCGCATGTTCAATATCCTCATCAGTGATGGATGCGCCGATCCCTGTCACACGCGCCGATTCCCTGAGGTCAGTTAGTGCAGCGGGCGCAGGCATACCCAGCTCACGCACAGCGGTCGCCAGTGCGGTTGTCGTATTGGTTGCCACAGTCGAGCGATCAACGTCTGACATCTGCCAAAGAGGATTAAACTCAAAAGTAAAATCATCAGGTAACGGCTCGCCGAACTCCGAGCGATGAAGCACCTCATAAAGCAGGCGCACCGGTGCCCTCAGGGTGTTTTCCTGTAGCGCGCCAATATCGTCGTAGTAGTTAGCAAGATCGGAATCTCCCGTTGAAAAACCCTTTGGCGACTGTCGAAACAGGCGAACCAGCGGAATACCGACGGCGCCGGCAATGTCTTCTTTGAACTCGCTCAGCAGGTCTGACAAACCGGCGAACGAGTAAGAGTGCGTCTCGAAGGTATCTTCAGCATCAAAGAGAGACATCCCCTCGTTGGTCTGGAACTGACGTACCATATCCATTTGTTTAATTAGTGCTTCGTAAGGCTTTCCACCCATAGCGATGATTTCGCGCAGCTTCTTAATTTTTACTGTACGCAAATGTGCTTTATAAGCCAGCTGTGCCGCGCCAACGCTCGTACTGTCGTAGGAAGTCAGGCGGTCAAAGATCCGCTCAACGATCGACATCCCCCATTCGTTTTCTGTGAGGGCCTGCTGATACGGGAGAATAATGCCATCCATGCGTATCAACCGGCTGTAGTTCACCGTCCACGGTGGAATACCCTGCGCCGTGGTGACAATATCGTAAGTCTCAGGCCGCCCCAGTTCAGGCCCCAGAGTCCTGATACGCCGTCCGAGGTTCGGATTAATCATCCAGCGGTCAAGCACGGCGAGACCTTTAAAGCTGCCTTTACCCACTTTATCCAGTACGAGTGGCGTTAGCGGAGCTTGCCCTTCAATGAGGATTAGCCCAACAGCGCCGCCATAAAGCCTGGACCATTTCAGTATCAGGTTCAGCCGCTCCCAGAGCTTCAGTTCTTCAAATCTGGCTTCCAGAATTCCCCGACGCTTCGGGTCAATTTCACTGGTGATTCTGGCCCCTTTTTTTGTCATATCGTCGGGCTTTGCATCAACAGCTGCGCCGATGATCCAGGACGAACGATACGCCCACTCTATAAGCAGGCGGTTTCGGCTGGTGTAATTGGCCCGATATGTCGACGCCGCGTGTTGGTTTGGTTGCTGCAGGCCAACCCGCGCGACAAAGTTATCGTAAGAGTCAGCCGTAGCGACCTTTTGTTTACGTGACATTACTGACTCCCAAGCTTGTTCCAGATGTCCAGCGATGTGTCTGTTGGCGCGAATGCCATGATGAAGGCATCAGCCACGTTCGGTGATGGAACGTCGCGTTTCGCCAGCTCCTTTTTGCTTTCCACCATCACGCGGCCATTACGGTCAAAGTCGCGGTGCGGCGTGGTCAACTCCAGTTTGAGCTTCTCCAGCAATGGACAGGAGGAGTCGATGCTTATCAGTTCATCAACCGGATACTGCTCACCGTTATTAACTGCATTGAACGTGTTGCGGAAGCGATCGGCCACCAGCCACCATGCCTGCGCTTTCAGGTTGGCAAAAAAATCTTTATTCGGAATGCCGTTATATTCTTCGTCCGGTTCATAGACGCCTGCGCCGGCATTAAAACGTTGATAATTTACTCTTCGGGAGTAAACGTTTTCCCGTTCCCTGTCATCGTTAATTTCCGAGAACTTTGCGCCCGCCGATGCGCCGACCCCAATCGAGTCGTAAACGATATCCGCATCGCGCTCCATTGCGGCCTGGTAAGTGCGCTGGCAACTCTTCAGCAATTCGTCCTCTTTGGCCTTCCATTCATCAGCCCAGTAGACAACAGAGCCGTGCCGGTAGATGTTCGCGCATTTATCGGTGCCACTGTCAGCAACGTCAAAGCCAATACGCTTACGCCCGCTGGGCTCAAAACTCAAAGCCTTGTGCGCATCAACCGCAGCCTCTATCCATGACAGCTTAATAATGGCGGCGTCGTCATCTGACTCTGGCACACCTTCATAGACGTGCTTAAATCCGTCCGGGTCACGGCGGCGCGCGGCGTCGATTACCTTCAGCATGGTGTCTGAAAGAAATGGATTCTCGTCGTAGTTGATTTTGCGAATCAGCGTATCTTCCGGCGGATCGACCACAAAGTTACGCCACACGAAATCAGTGACCAGTCCGGGGTTAAAAATAAACCAACACTCTGAACCCTCTTTACGGATCGTCGGCTCCAGTATCTTCCACTGGTATTCCGTTAGCGCATGAGCCTCCTCCAGCCAGAGAACGCTTACACCCTCCAGCGATTTTATCTCTTCGATATTTCGCCAGAGGCCGTAAAAAACGAATTCAGAACCGGTCACCCGGTTAATGATTTTGTTGTTCAGAATGCGGAAGCGATGCCGCAAACCAAATCTGTCGATCTGGATTTTGAGCAGCGTATAAACCGACTCCTCAATCTTGTTCTGGATCTGGCGAGCGCAACAGAAACGCAGGGTGTACTTGTTAGCCAGGAAAATAGCGAACCCGGCAGCGTCCCATGATTTAGAAGATGACCGCCCGCCATAGAGCACCTTATTTCGCGCCTGCGTGGTCCAGAAGTTCCGAAGCACTGGATTAAGTGTCGGCCTGGATGTCAGAGTAGAAGTCATTGAGGTCACGTTCTCCGTTGCCATCATCAATACCAGCATCACGGCGTAAGCGATCAGCCTCCAGAGATACTTTATCGGTCGCCGCCACACGGTAATCGGTATCGGCGAAAATTTTATTAACTGTCGCCAGCGTTCCGGTGATCGATTCAATTCGTACGGTGTTTCGCATCATGGCGTTCTCAGCAGCCCTGATGTTTTCCATCAGCACCTTTCGGGCCCGCTCTTCCTCCATGCCAATATCTTCGAGCATGGTTATCCAGCGGCCGATATTCTCCGCCGCTACCAGGTTGCTTGCCCGGAGGCGAAACAGTTCATCCTCCAGTGTCAGCGCCCTGGCATCTTCGATTACGTCATCTTTCAGCAGAAGGCGGCGGGCATAGCCACCGTGCTTAAGTGCATGCTGATTACCGGACGGGAATGGGTTTACTGGTGGTGCGGTACGCGAGCCACGAATCGGTTTCGTATCGGTGGGCTGTTCATCACCTGGCTGCGTACATTGTTGCGCTGCTCCTGAGTACGTTGGCTTTGCTGAGGTACGCGTACTTTTCTTTTGCGTACCACTTTTGCGTACCTGCGTACCGCCTTTGCGTACCCATCCCAGCTTTTTGGCTTTCTTTCTGATAGCCCCTTCAGTTACGCCGTGTTGGGCGCCTATTTCGCGGAGGCTCATAACCCCGGCCAGGTATGCCGCTTCGATGGCCCCCCAGTCCGGTTTTGCCATGAATCTGTTCCTTTGGTTAAAGCCATTAAAAAAGCTACCAGCAGGCAGCCTTTGCAATGACAATAAAAAACCGCCCGTAGGCGGTTTAGTTACAGTTTGCTTATTTATCTAATGCTGCCTGGATCGCATCTGCTAACCTTTCGATTCCATCAGCGGTTTTTGCTAAATCTTCGTTTACTCGAGAGACCGTAGATTGATGATAATTTCCAACACTTTGTTTTGCGATTTCGAGTGCAGCCTGTACCGCCAACAAACGCTTGCGCTTGTTTATGAACTCGTCACCACTATCGCCGTCATGATTAAAATATCCATCTAACATATCATTAACTCCCATAAACCACTCATTTTGTGGCATTTAATTAATTTGGGCGCGCCGCAATATTTCAAGTGGTAAAGATCATTTCCGTTCTTGCTCAATTGCCCTGATACTGGCCTTGTCGATATTGCACTGCCCCAGCGCCGATAGCAGGTTCACGTTCAGGTCCAGACTGGCACCGTAGGTCAGCGGGTCAGGAATTGTCGGCTGTGGCGTCTCAGCGGTCAGGCTGGTCGGCAGCGGCACCGGCGGAACCGGCACGTAAACTGTCCGCGTATTCCCGCAGCCTGTCAGCAGCTGCAGCAGGCACAGGCCGACGAGCGCAATCATCATCCGCAACAGCCACTTTGATATCTGCCTGGGCTCTCTGTGACTCCAGTGCGTTCTGGCTTTTAGCATTCTGGTTAGCCTCGACAATTTGGTTCATGATTGTGACGGTGCGAAGGACATTCGCGGTGATGATCTCTGTTGAGTCGGCGCGCTGCTGTTCCTTCAGAAATTTTCCATGATAGTGATCCGCTGACCAGATAAGCCCACCAGCAATACAGGCGATAAAGGTCGCAATGAGTACCAGGTAACTTATCTTCATAACAGTAGCGCCGCCCGCGCCTTGTTGTAGCGCGCCCGGCGATCGTCGATACCGTTCAGGCCACCATTGATGATTTTTGTCACCGCTGCGAGGTCTCCGGTATGCTGCATGCAGCCACTGGAGGCGTAGAACCAGGCTGCGGAGCGTGCGGCATGACGATCCAGCTCAAGCTGTCCCGGATTCGCCACCAGATCCAGTTTCAGGGCAACGCCGCATCTGGTGTAATTCTCCAGCCCGGTAATCTGTATAAGCCCACGCCCGCGATACTTCCAGCCATCTCCGGCGTCTTTGTTACCCATGCGGCCACCGTAAACCAGATTTGCTATTTGCGGCTGGTGGGCCACCTGCTTACCATCGACACGCCCCAGCATTTCACACTGATACGGCGTCAGGCGTTTACCAAACGTCTTCTTCAGCGCCTCCACTGAATAATTGAAGCTTTCCTTCAGAACAGTAAATCCTGCTGATTCATGTCCCGTTTGTGCAATAAACATGGCCTGATCCAGTGGAGCAGTAATACCGAATTCGCTCATTGCCGCCGTAATATGCGGATACCAGCGCGCAGAAAGCCCGGCGCTAATACCAGCCGCCTGCTGAAATTGAGACTCGTTCATGATTAAACCTTGTTATTATCCCCACCGATACGACCACTGATAAACTTCATTGCAAAGCCGCGGATCGCATCCACGCCGATAAGGCCGACGCCGCCACCAATCGCAACCGACAGGGACTTGGGCCAGCCGAAATATTCCAGCGCAGATGAGAAGGTCAACGTCAGAGCGCCGCAAAGCAGAATTTCGAGTGTCTTTTTCTTCCAGCCACCACTACCGCCAAAGTACGCAATACGCAGGCCAGCCATAAATAACGACATCAGAACAGCGCCCAGCGGCGTATCTCCTCGCCACCAGCTCTGGAACAGCTCCAGCCAGCCCTGCCAGGAATGGGGATCGTTGTGCATTTTCATAAGCCTCACCTCCGATAGCTCGGATGGCGCAGTGTGAAGTAGGAAGGCCGCCCGGTGGATTAACGACAAAACTCAGAGGGATTATTCCGGACGGCACAAACAGAAAAGCCCCGGCAATCACCGAGGCTTAAATTGTTGCCGGTTACCGCTCCGGCGCGATCAGCAAAAGCTATCGCGGTATCAGATTGTGGTCCTGCCTGTGTGAGCTTTGCGGTCGGCTGGAACATGTAGACTCCGCATCACTCCCCGCACTTTGTCTTATTGGCGTCGGGAATCCATAAAAGAAAACCCCGCCGAGGCGAGGTTCTTAATTCTTGTAACGTCACAGGCATAATAACCCATCGTTGGAATCAGGTTAGCCATTTTCCGTTAAGTTTGCAATAGCTAAATTATTTTGGTCATCGAGTCACGTTTCCCAGAACCTTTTCTGCATACGATTCCTCAATATGGCAATGCTCCACCAGCCGATCGAAAAACAGTTTATAGTTGTACCGCCATACCATTTCCGTTACTCCTAGTGCTTTAAAAATCTCGGTATCTTTGAGACGTGGGTAGCCTCTTCCCTTGCATCTTGGGCATTTTTTATAAACCGGCACGCCCTGCAACTCAGATTTTTTCTTATCGAGAATTTCTCCGCGTCCCCGGCAACGACATTCATTTTTCACATGGCCTTTGCCATCACACGCCTTACACACTACGCGCACCTGCTCACGAACTGATTTCCACACCTCCCAGTCGGACGGAGAAATACCTTTCGTATCTTTTACCCATTTTGGTGGCTTACCATCCGGGTAAGTAACCTTGTTCGTGAAAACCTCAGCATCAATTAATTTAGCACCATGACAGCTACTGCACGTCACCAGGCTGGCCGCACTGAGGGAATAATCGCGAAATACATAACGCGCCATAGTGTCGAGAAATTTTGAGCGCTTACCCTTTTCCATTTTCCGTAATGCCCCATGCCGTTCTGCACGCTGCTCTGCTAATTGCCTGATGTAGGCGATGATATTTTCAGAAGATAAAACCCCGGCTTTTGCCAGATACAATTCAATACCCACTGCGGCTTTTGCAGTAAGTAGCCCGAGAGATGCCATTACGTCAGTAATAGTCAGCGTATCAGACGTTATTCCGCATGGTACTGCGCCGGGCATCATGGATTTAGGTGAAAAATATTTCGGTAAGGACTCAAGATTCATTTCGATGCTCCCGTTTTGCTTCAATGCGGACGTAATTACGAAGAATGCGATATGCCACAGGAAAAGATCCCCGGTATCGATAAATTCGGAGACGCAACCAGCGCATGCGGAGTATCTCGATCAGTTCTGGTTTCATGCGGCCTCCAGCTTTTTTAGCGCACGCAGATCCGCCAGTGCCGCGAGCCTGATTTCCTTCAGCTCCTCGACCGTCCAGCGGTGCGGGGTGTTATTGTTCTCGAGTGCCAGCACCGCCGCCTCCCCGTAACGCTCAACCAGCGCGGCACGATATGCTTCGATGTTCCCTGATTTGTAGACGTTGCAGACATCACACTGAAGATGGATGTTGAAGCGAGTGAAGCGCAGATGCCCGGCGGCGGCCGTACTCCTGTAATGGCCTGCATGCCATGCGAATGCCGTCTTCGTTCCACAGGAGATGCAACCGAGTCCTTCTGCCAGTTCGGTTTCGCGGCAAATGTCATTTACGGCGCGCTGCGTCAAGTCAATCCAGTGTTTCAGCGGCTTAACCGCGGCTTTCCGCTGGCGCCAGGCGGCGCGTTCTTTTTTCTCAGCGGCGCGCTGAAGGGATTGCGCCTTACGTTGCGCGGCTTCGCGAGCTTTTCTGGTCTGTTCTTTGCCGACGGCGCTGGCGCACTGGTACGAGCAAACGATCTGCCCCTCGCGTATCGGGTGAAACCACTGGCGGCATTCTTTGTTTGCGCACTTACGGCGCGGTAATTTAGCCATGTTCACCCCCAGACCTTTTGGCGTAAGGATTTTGGCGTCCGCACCCGGTGTGCATATTCAGGTAATTTCGCGCTGACAGTCCAGGTAATGAAGTCAGGGTTCAGGCTCTTTTCTGTCCTTACGCCCCGCTTCTGATAATCCGATATCAGCGTGTCGGCCTGCTCGGTTGTGCAGTCGTGATGATGGAACCAGGAGTATTTCATCGCCATCACCCCGCAAAGCTCATTAGCTGGGCGGCGGCGTTCTCCGCCTCGCGCTGAGTACGAAATGTACGTGATAAAATCCACCGCCAGAGCACATCAAGCGCGGATTTATACAACTGCTGAAATTCGACCTCATCCATGCTGGAAAAAGCGATGCTGCGGGGATGTTTGCGAAGGGTGCCGTCCGGTAACTGGATGGCGTCATAGTGGCCAGCCTCAACCGTCACCCATGCGCGGTATGCATCGAAAGATTTACAGAGGCTAATTCCGTTTGTTACCCGGCGGTTTGCAATCTGTTCCAGATACTGTTCAGCCGCATCCAGTAATGCGCTCTCATTCCCGCCATATGCAGCGAGAAACTTTGCATAACCGTTTACCAGTTTGCGTTCATTGGCAGAAATGGTGCCGCCGGTGGGTTCCCAGTATTCAAACCCAAGATTAAGCAACGCGAAAAAGCGGCGATGGAATGCAGGATTCCTAACCTGACGGAACTCAGCCACCAGCACGGCACCGAGTTTAATTTTTGACTGCAGAATTTCGCTGGTCTCCGGCGTAGCGGGGATCAGAATTCCAGATGACTGCTTGATGAGTTGTAATTCGTGCGCCATGGTATTCTCCGTGGCGCATAATTGTCAGGTTACTGGTTGTTCAGGCCAGTGCGATAATTATGATTGCGTGCTTATTGTTAAGTCAATTATTAGAGCCCATCTCTCTGACAACTTCCATAATGGTATCCTTAGACCAGTACAAATCATCTCTTGATAGCTTTCGGTTTGTTACAGAACCGTTTTGGGTTGATAGGATATAGCGATCACCTGATGCAAGTCTAAAAGACAAAAGTTCTATTCCCTTAGCATCAGTTATAGTCACCCGCAAATTATCAGCAAGATCTGATAGGACTCCCTCTGCCACGTACCCCCCCTGAGCGACACACGGACGCGGTTAAAAATTGTCGGCAGCAGCATCAAAGGGATACGCAAATTGCGATATTCTGAAAAATGCGCGCCAGCATTAAGCGCAATGTTAATAAAACCAGTCGTCAGCGCTTTCCCACGTTTCCTGCAGAATGCTCTGTATACGTTTTTTATCGCCATCAGCAGCACCGACGATACTCAGACCATCCTGACTACCTCGACGGATGGTTAAGTTGCAGTTTTCATACTGATTCTGGAGACGGGTAATTAATTCTTTTTCAAGTGCAGGAACGGCACCTTCCGGAAGCTGTTTTGTCCGGCTAATAACAAGCTCAATTCTCATAATTCCCTCTACATTTAACTACTGTATATAAATACAGTATACCTGTTAGAAAGAATATTCAAGAGGTGAATAGCACTTTTTGCAAAAGCTAGCATGTTGTTTCATATCAGATTTCAGGCTGGAAACCCCGCCGCAACGGGTTAGTATTTGTAGCAGTTTTCCGGGGCAAACGCGTATTCGTAGGTAAAACTGAGCGCCTCGTTTTCGGTATCAAATCGCCTGGCTGTGATATCAGTCCAGTATCTTCGCCCGCCCCGATGGTACCTCTGAGCTACCCACTTGCCCTCGAACGGGAAAACGCAATACGCACCCACGTACTGATTATCAGCGTGTGGGTCAGGATATGATGTCCCCTCAGCCAGCGTGTAAAACTTGATGCCGCTTACGATTAGACAGCTCATTACTTTTTCTCGTTCTGCGTAGCCATATCAAGATAGCGCGGATCGGATGCTTTTGGCAGCGTCACGCTCTGCTCACGATAGTAGCGAACCCGCTCCATGAAGTACTCACGTCGGTTCTCCGGTTGCTCGCGTGCTACCTGCTCAGCGATAACAGGCATGTTTAAGCGCTCTTTGTACGCTACACCACTGGCGGCAAGGTCTACGTTAACCTTGTCCTGCTCGTCTTTTGATTTTGCTGCAATATTCCAGTCAGACATTAGTCAGCAGTTCTCCCACGCCAGCGTTTATTACTCTCAGAGATTCGATCTGTATCAACGGACTCAACCTCCCCTTCTGAAAATCTAATGGCATTTGCTTTATTTAGTGCCGCCCTGGCATCTTCTTCGGCCTTACTGAAATGCACCTTCTTTTTTCCCCTGAAACTACCAACGCGAATTTTGGAAGAGGTCTGCGACTTGTACCTGCTAATCCGTAACTGTGCCGCTAAATGTGCTTTTGCCTCTGTCCGGTTCGCAGGCTTCTTCTTGACTAATTCAAGGTCTAATTGGTACTGCTGCTTAGCATTTAGCTTCTTCGGCTTCATGGTGTCACCCTCAAACAAAGTCCGTTTATCATAGAATAAAAGGCCCATAAGAGCCTTGATTAATGTTTATGCTAACCTCTCCCTCTTGGCGCCCATCACTTCACCTCCTGCGGCGGCTCCGGTAGCGGCATCCAGTGGGTTACTTCCTTGAGGTGTAGGTCATTACCATCACCATCATCCCAACAAGGCTTCTCATCATCAAACCAGTCAGCATAAATTCCCACCTGAACATTAGGAATGCTTGCCAGATAATGTGTTCCACTAAAATCGCCAGCTAGTACATACTCACGATCCGGCATTCGCTCACTACAGCTTATCCAACCACCCGGAATTACCGGAGAGTAGCCAGAAAGCGCTTCTTGCAGTCTTTCAAGCTTCACGTATTCCTGAACGCAAGTTCCCGAGTAGTTATTTAGCCAGATAGTCGCCTTTTCTGGGGCAGGCGTATAAGTAACCACTTCTCCCGATTGCCAGCACAGGGCGTACAGGTCAGCGGCTGCCTTAACCTGCGCGTATGGCAACTCGGCAGGGCATTCCTCCGGCACTACCGGCACTGGCGCTGCGGAGTAGAAATACGGCCTGATAGTCCACTTTTTATTCCAGAAATCTCGCGTTTTCTCCGCTTCTTCAAGCGTTGCAACACTACAGCCAACCCGTCCGCACTCTTTGATGACGTGGTATCCGGCTGGCTCTTGGTTATCAGCCTTGCGGCGTTCCTGTAGCTCGCTGGCGTACTCGTTAGCCTGGTTTTCTGCCTCGTACAACTGCGACTGCACGTCCTCAATCTCACCACGTAACGCCAGATAGTTACGGCGTAGTTCCTGTAGCTCGTCTATTTCATCCAGCAAGGACAGGACGATACTGAAACCGCATTTCCTTACAAAGTTAGCAAGCTGATCTTCTGCTCTTTCCATATCATCTAGCGCTGCCGGGCTATCTCGGTTTTCTTCATACCACGCCCTGGTGGATTGATAATTTTCTACGCACTTATCCAGCGCCGTTCGCCATTCTGGTAATTTGTTATTGGTAATAGTGGTCATGGGTTAGTCCTTCACAAAAATAATCCAGTGGGTTTTATCGTTCTTCCCGGTTCGCTGGCCAATAATTGGTTTTACGTCCGTCAGCGCCAAAATCTGGCTTACCGGAATCTGCGTTTCGTTCCATTTAAATATGAGTACGCCGTGTGGCCGCAGCACCCGAAACGCCTCTTTGAATCCGGCGCGGAGGTCAGAACGCCACGTTTTTTTATTCAGGCGCCCGTATTTTTTACCCATCCAGGCAGCCTGGCCCACACGCTCCAGATGTGGAGGATCAAACACCACAACCGGAAACGACGCATCAGCGAACGGCAGCGCACGGAAATCAGCAATCAAGTCAGGACTGATAACCAGGCGACGACCGTCGCACAGGGTATGCGTTTCGGCGCGGATATCAGCGAATACGCCGCGGGTGTCCTGTTTGTTGAACCAGAACATACGGGAGCCACAACACACGTCCAAAATGGTTTGCTGTGACATCACTCCCCCTCAACCTTGATGCCAGCAGCGCGTGGAACATTCACTTCCACGATGCGCACCGTTGGTTTGTACATCTCAATCGCTGTTAGCCAGTCAGCGCCAGTCATGTGCTTTTCTGCATCGCCGTTAGTCCACTGAACCGGTACGCCAATAGCTTTCATCGCGATTTCTATTTCCCCAGCGATGGCGCTTTTCCCACAACCAGTAAAACCAGATACAACGACAAGCACCTCACCTTTGGCTGGTTTTATTTCTCGCGCCTCCAGTTCTGCTATGCGCTTCTCAGAATCGGCCAACGCTGCAATAAGCTGGTCGGTGTACTGCTCGACGGCTTCCGCTATAGCGCGAAGCTCTGCGCTATTAGCTTCAATGATGAGACGAGAAAGCCTGTGTTGGTTTGCGTGTTTATCGGCACCCAGTAGCGCCTGTTTGTCGATGTTGCTCATTGGGCTCCCCCCTTGTTGATGCTCATTTTGGATGCTCCATAAACCTGCATTACCTGGCTTTTCTCCAGTGCCGGTAGCGCTGAAAATCCGGTTGTCTTGTTGCAGCTATAACGCTTCAGGTCATAATCAATTACTGCCCGCTGGTCACGAAAAACGCCGCACCGCCCGTGGCGGATGAAACCTCCGCGCACTAACGCGATCTGCAGATATTTCTCCGCCGTGGTTCGGTGCACGCCGAACATCGCAACGACGTCGTTCGTCGTGATGCGCCCCTGCTCTTTCACCAGACCGATAATCCGCTCAAGAATAATCATCCGTTCGCTGTGTGTTTTAGGTCGGGCCATTTTTAACCCCTTATTTCACAATCCGGAGGTGGCTAACGTTTTTCCGGTAGCTTCCCCAGTCAAAATTCACCCACATCCCTCCGTCCATCTGGAGGCGATCGATAACCCTCGCGCCCAGTGAATCCAACAGCCCCTCGTGGTTAAGATTCGTCAGAACGCCAACAGGTCGCATCGATGAGAGACGGCGATCGATAACCTGATTGAGAATGACCTTCTCACCACTGCTCCCACGCTGAATACCGACTTCATCCAGTACCAGCAGGTCAACTTTGCAAAGGTCATCAAGCAGGGACGCTTCTGATTGCCCACCGTCGTAGCACTCACGAACCCTGAGCATCAGGTCAGGAATGGTTACCACCAGAACGCTATGACCGCCGGCCAGTAGATGATTTCCGATTGCCGCCGCAAGATGGTTTTTCCCGGTTCCCGGACCACCGCTGAACACAAAGCTCGCAAATCCGGCGCCAAAGTTCTGCGCATAGCTCTTAGCCATCGTGAAAGCCTTACGCTGGCCATCACCGTTAACTTCGTAATTGGCGAACGTGCAACCGCGGTGTAAATCCTGAATTCCGGAACGTCCGAAAATCTTCTCGGTGCGGGATTTCTGATTCATCCTGTCAAGCTCTTCACTGCGTTTACGCCCTTCGGCTTCCTGCCATGTCCGCCACTCATCAGCAGTCGAGAATTTCGGCTGCACACTGGCTGGGATAATTCTTTTCAGGCGATCAAGCGCACTGCCAGTACCGATTACGTTTTTCATCGTTACCCCCTGAATCCGGTAGGAATGGTTTTGTCTGGCGCAGAAATGTGGTTCACATCTCTGCCAGCTCTTCGGTCGTTGAGAGCGAACTTCGGTTTGAATAGTCCCTGGTAGCCGTTGGCAATGCTTGTGTTGATGACGTTTACCGGATCGTGGCCTTCATCCAGGCACTCCTTCAGAAGCCTGAAAGCTTTTGTTACCGTCAGTTCGGTTTTTATGGGCTTTCCGGATTGCTGGCGGTATGTGACCCATTCGTTCCACGACGCAGCATTCAGCCATTCGGGAACAGGAATACTCAACGGATCAAACTTCACTTTTCCCTTAGGGGGATTAAAGGGGGTTAGATCTTTTATATTTGTCTTTGGAATAATGTCTTTGGTGTTCCCTGTTTTCGGGGATGCCCTTCCCTCTTTTCGGGGATAACTATCCCCGTTTTCAGGGATGGCTGAATGGGGTAAAACGCTATCCCTGTTTTCAGGGATAACTATCCCCGTTTTCGGGGATGCCCTTCCCCCTTTTCGGGGATAACTATCCCTGGTTTCGGGTACAGAAATAATCCATGTGGCAATTTCATCATCAGGAAAAGACACCGGACATTTTGAGCAATGTGGCTTGGAATAAGCCCATTTATCCAGGTTTGTATTAATCCCTATGTATCTTGTTTGACCAATACGGCGCAGGATAATGATGTTACGATAGGCAAGACTCAGCACCGCTTCGGATACATGCTTTACCTTCAGTGTTGTCTTATCTGCAATGAGGCTGTTGGCAATACGATCTGATTTTTTCGACCAGCCATAAGTCAGCCGGATAATCGCATTCAAAACACGGAACTCACGCCCCGATAGTTCAACGATACACAAGGCGTCCTGGATCTGATTAGCTAAACGTAAATAGCCATTTTCCAGATCAGCCATACGGCACTCCTGTTGCGTCGGTATCGGCGCAGGGAATTTGTATATTTCAGCGGTATTTGACATACTCATCTCCGCAATTACCTACCGTTTTTGCACCAGAAAGCCGTTGGTGACCCCTCACCGCGGCTTTCGCCTTTTTGGTTGCTGCCATTTTCAATCCCACCCCAGCGCATCCGGCCTGGCTCGTTCAGCCTTTAGCCCGGCATCAGCGAGAATCTCTACTGCTGTGAGATAGTTTCTGGATACCAGTACCGCTTCCGGTGGCGCGGCCTGAATCCCAAGAAAAGCCAGCTCTTTCGCCATGTTGCAGAAATATCCCTCAGCTTTACGCCTGCTGACTGTCGACTCGCTGATGCCCATATGCTCGGCGTATGATTTCTGCCCTACTGATGCAAGCCGGTTGAGCAGGACGCTCTCTATCTCAATCGGGTTGATTTCTGGTGGGTCTAACTTTCGTGCAATTGCGTTCTCCATGGGTAAATATCCTCTATGGTTATTTGGCTGATGCCTCTTGGCTTGGTAAGCCATCGGTTGGGTTTGGGTATGCTGCTGGGTCAATCTCGTGAGGAGTGACTTTCCATTCAAGAATTTCACATAACGGCAGGATGCGACGGGGAGGAATTACTCCTTTTCTCAGCCACTTGCCTACAGCTTGAGACGAGATACCAAAATGTTCGCCGATGCTCATTTGAGTCATGTGGTTACTGATTTTGATTTTTAATTGGTTGTCCATTTGGCTCTCCAGTTCTACGAGTTGGTAGCTGGAGATTATCACGTAAAACTTTAGGTTCCAACAAAAATCAATCTAATAGTTCCAATGAATAAAGAAACTGAAGGTTGTAAAATGTGAATATGAACAAAAATCTTCATCCCATTTTCGCCAAGCGTATCCAGCAAGTTCTGGATGAGAACGGCTGGTCTATGGCTGACCTCTCACGGCGCGTAATGCTTTCTCACACATCTGTGAGAAAGTGGGCCTCTGGCACGTCTGTAGCCAGCGGAGAGCGCTTGAAAAGGTTATCGGCGGTGACCGGAAGGCCTGAATATTGGTTCTTCATGGAGCCAGGGGATGAAAGTGAAGGCGAAAGGGCTGAACCTAAACCCAGAGTCCTTGATGAAAAAGAAGAAACATTGCTTTCTCTTTTCAATCAACTCCCGGAAGCAGAGAAACTGCGTGTTATCCTCCATACAAAAGCAGTCCTCCAAGAGATGGATCTGCTGAAGAACAACGTTTTTGATCTAATTAACGACCTCAAAAAATAGAACCAAAGAACTCATCCATACAGGTAGCACCTCTTTAGGTGCTATTTTTATGCTCCAAGATAGAACTTTTAGTTGCACTTTTTGCTTTACAAATCGAACCTTTGGTTTTATTGTTAGTTTCATCGACAACAAGCGCATCGTTGTCAGGTGTAAAACGTTCCGCTGGCCGGCGATAAGGCAAACGAGGGTGAGAATGATTGATTTCGCACGTAAACCAGCTCGACAGCAGGCCGTCCCGCTCAACCGGATTGAGGTTTTAATCCGCCGCCTCTGCTACCTGCTGGCGCAGAAAGGAGATCCGGATGCTTAAACAATGCGGTTACTGCCGCAAATCCATTGATGAAGGCAAAGAAGTAAAAAACACCCTTCTCTATCGCAACGGCTCGCAACTGGCGCGCAAAGAAAAGGAATATTGTTCCAAGCAGTGCGCTGAATACGACCAGATGGCGCACGAAAGTTAAATAGTAGTTCCGAAATATGAAATGAAAAATTCGCCATTAATTTGGCGTGGCTTCATACACCCTGAATTTAAGACTGGAGAAATTATGGAAATCGTAAAAATCGAAATGAACCTGAAAGCAGTTAATAAGAGCATTGCTTTATTCAATTGCGAAAAGAAAGTCTCAGGCGTTATTCACTCAAATTCAACTGGCGAAACTACTGTGATTCTCGACGGTGGATATGTACTCGGAAAGTTCGACTGTCCTCATTGTGCTGTAGAAGCCATTTCGCTGCTCACAGTCAAGGTAAGTGATGGAGAACAAGCAGGGTTTGGTAATTACCGAAGTTACAAGCTTGATTACTCAGAAAAATTTTATCAGACCATCCATTAAGAAAACGCCCACCGAAGCGGGCGTGCCCTGTCCGGTCCAACCGACCAAAGCGTACCGGACATAACAACCTGATATATCGGGGTGCTGTTAAGGCACCTCCATTCTACACGAATCGAGGATAAAGTAATGAGTGGAACTAATCCTGTATTTTTAGTCCGCAGAGCAAAAAAGCAATCCGGTAATAAAGATGCGGTGCTCTGGTGCAGCGATGATTTTGAGGCTGCAAATGCAACGCTGGATTATTTGTTGATTAAAACCGGCGCAAAGCTGAAAGATTATTTTAAAGCTGTTGCCACTAATTTCCCTGTCGTTAACGAGCTGCCGCCGGAAGGCGAACTGAGCCTCACTTTCTGCGATTACTATCAACTCGCTAAAGACAATATGACCTGGACGCAAATCCCCGGCGTCACCCTGCCATCATCTGAAGCCGCCGCCGCGGCGCGCCAGCATATCGTCGATGGTGTTGATACCGAAACAGGCGAAGTGCTGGAAGACCACACCGAAAATTTTGGTAACGAAAGCAACAGCCCTGCCCAGGCAACAGCCCCAGCCCCCGAGCTGACTGTTGTCGCAACTATGCCTCTCCGTCACCGCGTTCTTGCTCAGTACATAGGTGAAGGTGAGTATCTTTATCACGTCGACGCCTCCCAGAAAAAAGAAATTCTGCGTCTCGAAATGGACACCGATAATTCATATGTCCAGAACTTGCTGCTTGCCGCCGAGAATGTTGAAGCGTTCAAGAAAGCCATTGAACACGATGTTCATAAGGTAGTTAATGCCATCAAAAAAGTATTCCCTGTCGATGGAAAAACTCCTGAACTGGCGACTGTTATCCAGTTCCTTAAAACATGGTTCGAGACGGAGCATATCGATCGCAGTTTGCTCGTTAAGGAGTGGGCGAAAGGCAACCGTGTATCGGCTATTCAACGCACTGAAAGCGGCGCCAACGCTGGCGGTGGCAATAAGACTGACCGTAACCCTGATTACGAACACACTCTCGATACTCTGGACGTAGAGATTGCAATGGCCACTTTGCCTATGGACTTTAATATCTATGAGCTACCTGGCAGCGTTTACCGTCGCGCAAAAGAAATCGTAAAGAAAAAGGAAAGTCCGTTCAAAGAATGGTCCGCAGCACTTCGCGCAACGCCCGGTATCCTGGATTATTCCCGCGCCGCTATTTTCGCGCTGATCCGAAGCGCACACCCTGAGTTTTATCACTACCCCGGACGCCTTCAGGGGTATATCAACGCCAACTTAACGGAGACTGATCACGAGAACCCCACCGAGGAAGCTCTCACGGCTGCCCGACACACTCCGGAAAAAGACGCGGTAGAAGAAGCCAACCGACAGCTTGCCGCCGCGCGCGGTGAATATGTGGAAGGCATCAGCGACCCGAACGACCCAAAATGGGTGAAGACCGGGACAAGCCAGCCGACCACCGAACCTGAACTGGTTAAAAATGTTGGCAACGGTATTTTCGACGTGTCCGCTTTAATGCAGAACTCATCAACTCATGGCACAGAAACGAATCCGGAGACCACCAGCAATGTGCAGGTTCAAAAAGCTGACAGTGATGAAAAACAGGCTGGTGATGCGGTGCAGGCAGGCGAAGGCGATCTGGGTACTGGTAAAGAAGCAGTTACCGTAGAGAACCAGAATCAGGCTGAGACGCACCAGAACAACGATTCTGTGAGCCAATCTGAACCTGAGGCGCAACAAAACGTACCGGAATCGCAACAAGAAGAGCCAGAAGCAGCCTGGCCGGAATACTTCGAGCCGGGCCGCTATGAAGGTGTACCAAACGAGGTTTACCACGCCGCCAACGGGATCAGCTCAACTCAGGTGAAAGATGCTCGCGTGTCGCTGATGTACTTTAACGCGCGTCACGTAGAGAAGACTATCGTCAAAGAGCGCTCTCCAGTGCTTGATATGGGCAACCTGGTACATGTTCTGGCTCTACAGCCGGAAAACCTCGAAGCAGAGTTCAGCGTAGAGCCGGAGATCCCTGAGGGTGCTTTCACCACCACCGCCACCCTGCGCGAGTTCATCGACGCGCACAACGCCAGCCTGCCAGCGCTGCTGAGTGCTGACGATATCAAAGCGCTGCTGGAAGAGTACAACGCCACCCTGCCATCGCAGATGCCGCTTGGAGCTTCGGTAGATGAAACCTATGCATCGTATGAGCAGCTTCCCGAAGAATTCCAGCGCATTGAAAACGGCACCAAACATACAGCCACGGCGATGAAAGCCTGCATCAAAGAGTACAACGCCACCCTGCCCGCGCCGGTTAAAACCAGCGGCAGCCGTGACGCGCTGCTGGAGCAACTGGCAATAATCAACCCTGACCTGGTCGCTCAGGAAGCGCAAAAATCGTCGCCGTTGAAAGTCTCTGGCACGAAGGCCGATCTGATTCAGGCCGTGAAATCAGTCAACCCGGCAGCGGTATTCGCCGACGAATTGCTGGATGCGTGGCGGGAGAACACCGAAGGGAAAGTGCTGGTCACCCGCCAACAGCTCAGCACCGCGCTGAACATTCAGAAAGCCCTGCTGGAGCACCCGACCGCCGGCAAATTGCTGACTCACCCAAGCCGCGCTGTCGAGGTTAGCTATTTTGGGATTGATGAGGAAACCGGGTTGGAAGTTCGGGTACGCCCTGACCTTGAGCTCGATATGGGCGGCCTGCGCATTGGCGCCGACCTGAAAACTATTAGCATGTGGAACATCAAGCAGGAAGGCCTGCGTGCGAAGTTGCACCGGGAAATCATCGATCGGGACTATCACCTGAGCGCGGCCATGTACTGCGAAACTGCGGCGCTGGACCAGTTTTTCTGGATTTTCGTCAACAAAGACGAGAACTACCACTGGGTCGCCATCATTGAGGCGTCTACCGAGTTGCTGGAACTTGGCATGCTGGAATACCGCAAAACAATGCGAGAGATAGCAAACGGCTTCGACACTGGTGAATGGTCAGCGCCTATCACAGAAGACTACACCGACGAACTGAACGATTTTGATGTGCGCCGCCTTGAAGCGTTGCGCGTACAGGCATAAGGGGAAAATCATGGAAAACACAAATATTGTTACCACTGAGCAGCAGGCACCAAACACCATTTCTGCCAGTAACGCAATTTTTAACGTTCAGGCACTGGGTCAGTTAACAGCTTTCGCTAACCTGATGGCAGACTCACAGGTGACGGTACCGGCACACCTTGCAGGGAAACCAGCCGACTGTATGGCTATCGTCATGCAGGCTATGCAATGGGGCATGAACCCTTACGCTGTGGCGCAGAAAACACACCTGGTTAACGGTGTTCTTGGTTACGAGGCACAACTGGTCAACGCAGTAATCGCAAGCTCCAGTGCCATTCATGGCCGTTTTCATTACCGCTATGGGGGTGACTGGGAGCGCTGCACCAGGACACAGGAAATCACACGCGATAAAAACGGTAAAAATGGGAAGTACACCGTCACTGAGCGCGTTCGTGGCTGGACAGATGAGGACGAGATCGGCCTGTTCGTTCAGGTTGGTGCCATTCTGCGAGGTGAATCTGAAATCACCTGGGGAGAACCTCTTTACCTCTCCGGCGTTGTTACCCGCAATTCTCCGCTATGGGTTTCAAACCCTAAACAGCAAATTGCCTATCTGGGCGTTAAATATTGGGCTCGCCTGTACTGCCCGGAAGTGATCCTCGGCGTGTACAGCCCTGATGAGGTTGAGCAACGAGAAGAACGCGAGATTAACCCTGCTCCAGTCCAGCGCATGAGCGTACAGGAAATCACCAGCGAGGTTAGCACCAGGACCAGCGCGCAGGAGTCGGCAGCTAACGTTGATGCTGTTGCCGACGATCTTCGCGAACGCATTGATACAGCAAGTTCCGTTGATCAGGCAAAAGCAATCCGTGCGGATATCGAATCACAGAAAGCGTTGCTGGGTACTGCGCTGTTCACCGAATTAAAAAACAAAGCAGTGAAGCGCTATTACCAGGTCGATGCACAGAACAAAGTCGAGGCAGTGATCAACTCAATTCCAAACCCTGGCGAACCGGAAGCCGCAGAGATGTTTGCTAAAGCTGAAAGCACGCTTGGCGCTGCTAAACGTCATCTTGGCGACGAACTGCACGATAAGTACCGCGTCACCCTGGACGATATGAAACCGGAATACATCGGCTAATTGCATCGGGAGGGGTTACGCCCTCCCGCCTGAGGAGGTTTTATGCGCCTTATAAATCGCAGTAAGCAATCGCCATTGGGCCGTCGCGCATGTGATGTTGCACTGGCGGCGCATCATGAAAAGTTCGGCGATTACGGCAGACAAAAGCACGTTACCAATTACACCGTTGTAGTGGATGGCGTAAAGGTGCCTGTTGAAGTAGTTAACCGGGCCACCAGCTACGTAGCCACCGCAATGATCGGCGTCCGGAAACTTAGAAATCTGCCAGCACAGGCAAACTGAATATTAGCGATGGCCCGCTGCGGGGCCACTGGAGAAAACGATGAGCAACATTATCCAACTGACGCCAAACAAGTGGGTTAGCGAAAAAGTTCTGATTGCGGTTACCGGGCTTAAGCCCGGAACCATTACCCGCGCCAGAAAAGAATCCTGGATGCTGGGCCGCGAGTACCTGCACATTTCACCAGACGGAAATCCGAAGCCTTCGAGCGAATGCATATACAACAGAGAAGCCGTTGATCAGTGGATCGAGGCGCAGAAAAAAAATCAACCAGGTGCGAAGACAACATGAAAAGCAGTACACTCGTCAATGCTCCTGGACGTCAGGAGGGATTAATGGCTAATGCATCATACCCGACAGGCGTCGAAAACCACGGCGGTTCGCTCCGCATCTGGTTTCTGTATAAAGGTAAACGTGTCAGGGAAAACCTTGGTATCCCTGACACTGCAAAAAATCGCAAGATAGCTGGCGAACTGCGTTCTTCGGTTTGTTTTGCGATAAGGATGGGGAATTTTAACTATGTGGAAAAATTCCCAAACTCACCGAACCTTGCCCGGTTCGGTCAGGATAGAAAGGAAATTACTGTGCTGGAGCTTACCGAAAGATGGTCCGAGCTGAAGAGAATGGAGATCAGCTCTAATACCATGAGTAGGTACGAATCTATCATAAAAAACATGCTTCCACTCATCGGCGAAAACAAAATGGTTTCTGCGGTGACTACTGAGGATTTGCTGTATGTCAGGAAGGAGTTGCTGACGGGCTTTCAGGTAATGAAGAAGGATCACCGGACTCAGGTTAAAGGCCGGAAATCGTCCACAGTGAATAATTACATGATGCTGATGGCCGAGATCTTCCAGTTTGGAACAGATAACGGCTATGCAAAGGAAAACCCGTTTAGCGGAATTAACCGTCTCAAGAAAGCGAAAGGGGAACCAGATCCACTCACGACAGACGAGTTCATCAGGTTTATCCAGGCATGCGGACACCAGCAGATGAGAAATCTCTGGTCACTGGCAGTCTATACCGGAATGAGGCATGGGGAGTTGTGCGGTCTGGCCTGGGAAGATATCGATCTGCATGCCGGGACGATCATTGTGAAGCGCAACCTTACCCAGACAGATGAGTTCACCCTGCCAAAAACCGACGCAGGTACTGACAGGGTGATATATCTCATTCAACCAGCTATTGATGCCCTGAGGAATCAGGCCCAGTTGACACGCCTTGGCCGGCAGTTTGAGGTTGAAGTGAAGTTGCGGGAATATGGACAATCTGTCATTCAGCCCTGCACGTTCGTATTCAGCCCTCAATGCGTCAAACGTGGACCTCGCACAGGATATCACTACGCGGTTAATTCCATTAATAAAATTTGGGCCCCGATAATCAAGCGTGCCGGCATTCGTTACCGTAACGCGTATCAGTCACGACATACCTATGCATGCTGGTCATTATCAGCTGGTGCTAACCCAAACTTTATAGCAACGCAGATGGGGCATACCGATGCACAGATGGTTTACAAGGTGTATGGAAAGTGGATGTCAGAGAAGAGCGCAGAACAGGTTTCTCTGCTCAACCAGGCACTTTCCCGCTATGCCCCATCACTGCCCCAAAGCATGGTAGCAGCGCAGTAG